GCCGCGTCGGCATCGGACAGCAGCAGCGTTGTGGGAAATCCGTTGACGATCACGTCATAGTGCTTCACGCCGATACTCCTCAAGCTGGGATTGGTGTCACAGTGGAGGGTGGCCGAAGTAGCCACCCTCCACATGTGATCAGTGCCTGGTTAGGCGAAGGCGACGGTGCAGAACGCCGTCGGGCGGGTGACACCGAATGCCAGACGCTCCTCGGCGAGGACCGCGACCAGGTTGCGGATGAAGAAGTCCGCGTGCGAGTCGGTCATGGTGACCGTGGTCTGCTCCCGGTCCCACAAGACTGCTTTGGTGAAGTCGCCGATAAGGCCGGTGCCAGCTGCCTGGGTTTCGGACTCGACCACCGGAACGCCCCACAGGGTGCGCTGACCGATTGCAGACGGGCCGCCGTAGTAGTACCGGTTCTGGCCGTCCTTGGTGAGGTCGATCTTCTCGGCGTCGGCCGGGTTGATCACCAACGCGGTCGGGCTGACCCGGCCGACAGTGCTGAGCTTCGTGATGCCCTTGCGCACGGTCTGGAACAGGTCGGTGGAGAATGCCTGCGTCTGAATGCCGGACGTCTGGTTGATGCCGGTGAAGTTCTCACCGGAACCGTTGCCGTTGAGGATCTGATCCTCTTCGGTCTCGGCGATGTCCAGCGCCAGCTCGTCGTTGATCAAACCCTCAAGCTGGGCCACATCGGCCAGTGCCCGCTTGGTGACCGGCACCCACTCGGCGATGGTCTTGACGTTGGTCGTGACCACCGCGTAGGCCCATGCGCCTTCCGGCTTGTAACCGCCACCGGAGTTCAGCGTGACCACCGAGGAGACGACGGTCGGGGATGCTGAGCTGGTCGCTTCTGCGACCACAGCAGCGGCGTTGGTGTGGCTGGACTGCTGCACGTACTCCACGGCGTCACTGGTGGTGCGACGGTTGGAGACCAGGTTGCGCACAGTCAGCGGCTTGCGGCCGAGCATCTCGACGATGTCGGTGCGCTCGTTGACGATGAATGCCCCAGCCGAGGTGGAGCTGAGGCCGGTGAACAGCGACTTGACCGCGATCGGGTTGGACTGCACGCGGCCCTTGGCCGGGATGCGGCCCTCGGGGTAGCCGGCCAGCAGGTTTTTGAACTCCGGGGAGTCCACGATCGTCAGGCCGAGGCTCTTCACGCGGGCCTTCAGTTCGGCCTTCTCGGATACCCCGACGCTGTCGGCGAACTCCTTGGCCTGTGCCATGACAGCCTCGTCGGCCTTCACGGTTTTGATGCCGTCGAGAACGTCGGCGAGAGACTTCATTGAGGTTTCGTAGATGCCGCGCTCATCGGCGGTCATCTCCCGGTTCTCGTCTGCCGCCTTCTGGGCCAGTTCGCGCGCCGTCTTCGATTCGAACTCGGCGCGCTCTTTGAGCATGGTGATGCGTGCGCTCATGTGAGCATTCCTTTCAAGGGGAGTTATGCGACCTCGGCCATGATTTGGCCGAGCATCGCGTCGATATACGCCGAGCGGTCGACGGGCGGCGTCGGGATGGCCTCACGCGGAGACTCCTCGGACACCTCGGCGCGGTCCTGGTCGGACTTAGTCTCGGTCTCCTGATTGGCGCCCACGGTGACCACCGAAACCTCGTAGAGCTTGACCTCAAGGATCTCCGAGACCTCAACGTCGCCCTCGTAGTAGGTTTCGACTTTGGAGATCACGTCGTAGGCGAAGCTCATCTGATCCACCCGGCGGCCCTTGATGAGCCGGTAAACCTGCTTGGCCTTCGGGTTCTCCAAGTCCAGCTGGCAGGTCACCAGCAGACCGGTGTCGTCCTCTTGCGCGGTGACCACATAGCCGATGTTGTAGTCGGGGTCGTTCATCTCGTGGGCGAACAGCAACGGGATCGGGTTACCGGAAGCAGCCCAGGCCGCTAGCGTGGTGGCGAATGCGCCCTTGACGACAACATCGCCGGTGGAGTCGACGTTGCCGAAAACACTGGCGTAGGCGGTGAATTGTCCCTCGGCCAGACCGTCAGCGGGTCCAGCCTTCAGTTGCAGTGTGGTCGCGTTCTTGGTCAGCATGGTGTTCTCCTGCTCAGGCCGGCGGTGGGGCCGGCGCGGCCGGGATGGGGGTCTGGTTGCCGTTCTGGGTGACGTTGAGCGGCACGATCAGGGTGTCCCCGCCGTCGATCGGGGGACGGTTGTCCAGGGCGCGGGCTTCGTTGACCGTCATGGTCGGACCACCCACCGACTTCTGGATGGCGTCGGCGCGTTCCTCAAAGCTGCCGGTGAGCTTCTCGCGCAAATTGAACTCCACGTAAAAGCGTTGCGGCGCAGGCTCAAAGTCAGGCAGCAGTTGCAGCTCGATGTCCTCTTGGATCATCGTCAGCCACGGCCCGAGTGTGTCTTGGTAAAGCATTTTGTGCTGCTGAGTGATATTGGAAAACGTCGCGTGATCGAGCAGGCCCACCATCGGCGGGGGAACGAAATACGCGGCGGCAACTTCCTCGCGGGTGAGTTTGCGGCCCTCGATGTACTGCAAGTCCTTCGCGGTCTGGCTCACGGCGGTGAACGTCATACCGTCTTCGAGGATCGGGGTACCCCCGGCGCCGGGGCCGACTCCGCTGTACTGCGCCTGCCACGATTTCTTGAACCGCTCACGCGCTGAGTCCGACCATGCCGGGGAGTCGGCAGGACGCTGAAGGTAGCCGCTCATCCGGGCGCCGTTGCGCATGACCTGCTCGCGCATCTCGCTGCCTGCCCACTCCTCGCGCAGTGTGCGCCGCAGCGATTCCAGCGGACTGATACCGGCGTCCTGCTCAAGGCCGTAGCCGCGGAAATAAACGATCTGATCGCGCGGATAGACCGTTGATCCCTTGACGCCGATGATCCGAAACGCCGACGGTGTCAGCCAGTCGGTTCCCTCGGGTTGCACGCGGGTCGGCGGGATGCGCACCAGTCCGTAGACACCGGAGTCGTTGGTCTTGAGCCAGTAGGCGTTGTCGTAGATGGCGAAGTCATGCACCAGTGCGTTGATGAAGCGGTAACGGCTGGTGTACGGATTCGGCTGACGCAGCAACACCGCCATCGGATGGTCTTGCAGCCGTTGGCGGTCGGCGTCTCCGATGCGCTCAAACATCGCCAGACCGAGTTGGGCGATGTTGCGGGCCAGGAAGGACACCACGGTGCGCACTGACTCCTGGGTGCGCCAGATCTCGGCATAGTCGGCCGAATAGCTCTCCGAGAGCATGATCCTTGAGGGCCGGATGAATCGGCCGTTGGGAATCTGGGTCAGGCGGTTGACGGAGCCCGAACTAGCGACGAACGCCATCTAACGCACCGCCTTTCACAGTAATTGCAGGAAGTCCACATTGGCCCGGTCGATCAATACCTCGCCGTCCGCGGCCGCCGGCTGTGCGTCGGGTTCGTGGATGGTCGCCCCGCGCAGCACCAAAGCGGTGCGGCCTTCATGCACGCACACTCCGCTGATGGCGTTGCCGCTGATCAAATTGACCAGCACGGTGCGGCTCAGCAGTTTCGGGGAGCGGCTAAACAATGAGGAGCTCCTCTGTCTCGTATGCCGACGGCCGGATGGCTTGGCGCGCGGCCAGCGCCCTTGATAGCGCCATAATCAGAGCGACCACGCCGTCGATCTTGTCCCCGGCATTAGCTTTGTCCGGCTTGATGTTTCCGGCCGGATCCATCGCGACCGCGAAGTTGTCGACCATCCAGCGCAGCAGCGGGTTACCGCCGTGGCGGATCACCGGATTCTCGGCGGTGCCGATGAGCACCAGGCGCTGAAGGTCTTTGGTCGGCGCGGACATCGACGCGAAGCCTTGGCCCATCGTGACCATCGGAGCGCCCGCCGAGCAGAGATTGTTAACCAACTGCTGAGCGTTCCATCGGTCGTAGGCAATCTCGGAGACCAGGTAGCGGTCCCGGTCGCGCTCGATCTGCGCCTCAATGAAGTCGTAGTCGGTGACATTGCCCGGAGTGGTCGTCAGCCAGCCCTGCTTGACCCAGGTCGAGGCAGCGCGGGCAGTCCGGTCATCCAGTGCCGCAATCGAATCCTCGGGCGCCCAGCAGCGCAGCAGCACGTCGAACGCATCCCCGTCGGGGAATACCCAGGCCAGCGCCGTGATGTCCGAGGTCGACCCGAGGTCGAGTCCGCCGAAGCACGCGCGGTCCTTGAGTCTGGTCTCATCCACGATCGAGGCGTTGAGATCCCAGGCGGGCAGATCCAGGTAGCGGACCTGCTGCTTGGTGCGCAGTCCGAGGTGTAATCGCTGAAACGACGCCAATTCGGCCGGGGAGTCCTTGGCTTTGTTGGCCGCTGAGGACATGAAGCGTTTGGTCGGGGAAATCCCGTAGCCGGGATTGGCCTTCTTCCACGTCGACTCAACAAACGGGTCGTCGGTGACCTCAGCGGCAAACACAACACCATAGGTCGTCGGGTCCTTGAGCGAACCGCGCGCCAGTTTCTCGATGCGGGAACGCTTTTCGTCGTAGGGCGTGTGCCGTCGGCCGGCATCAGCAGTGGTGATGAACAGCACCAGCGGCTGAAGTCGTGACCCGGTGCCGGTCTCGATGGCCTCGATCAGGTCGTTGGTCTTGTGCAGATGCACCTCGTCGACGATGCCGCCGTGCAGGTCGCGGCCGTGCTGGGCATCCCCGACGTTAGCCACCGGCTCAAACACCGACCCGGATGCCTTGTGAATGATCTTCGACTGGAACGGGTCAAAGTGCTTGGCCAGATCCGGGGATCCGCGCACAATCTGCTTCATCGGGTCAAAAGCAAAGCGCGCCTGATCTTTATTGGTTGCCGCGCAGACCACCTGGGCGCCAGGCTCATTATCAGCGCCGGTGAGATAGATGCCGGTACCCGATGCCAGCGTCGTTTTGCCGTTCTTGCGGGGCAATTCGACCCAGGCCGTGGTGATAATCCGCGTGTAGTCCCCGGAATCCTTGGACGGAGCCACCCAGCCGAACACAGGGGCCAGATAGTGGGCGACCTGCCAGCAGTCAGGATCGAACGGCTGACCTGCGAATCTGCCTTTAGTGTGCCGCAGTCGGCGAAACGCTGCGATGACACGATCAACCCGGTCGGGATCGAACACCGCGCCGCGCACCAGCCGCGGCTCCGGTGTCTTGATCAGCGGCGTACACGGCGGCGGATGGTAGCCGCGGGACTCCAGATACCAGGCCACCTCGGGGCTGAGCTTGAGTGCCTCAATATCGGCACCCGCCCATGCAGCGCTACGCCGTGGAGACGGCTTGGCTGCCCGAGGAGAACGGGTCGTCTTCTCCACTGATATTCCTGGTCGGCTTGCCGACGTTCTGCTCCGAGGATGGAGTCAGCCCGAACTCGCGACACGACGCCCTAAGCTGCTGACCAGCGGCTTCGGCGGCCGAAAGCGCCGGGTTTTTGTACTGGCGGCCGTTGTCGGGATTGGTCAGCACGATTCCGTTCTCGCGAACGGACGCAATCGCTTCGACGTAGGTCGCCCATGTTTCGCAATGCTCAAACAGCGCCGCGAAGTCTTCCTGCTTGAGCAGTTCCAGCTCGTCAAGGCCGGGAACAATCCGGTTCCATTCCTCGCGCGCTGTCGGGCTGAGCGTGTCCGGTGCATCAGGTGCGCCGCGACGGAACTTGGGAACCTCGTTGACCGGACGGCCGGCGCTGTCTTTGCCCGGGGATCGGCCTTTAATCAGCTTTAATGCCGCCGGAGCAGGTGCTGGGCCTCTACTTCCCATGATGCATAGCCATCCATGCATTGCAGTGCATAAATCCGTCCGGAAAATGCATAAAACTTGTGCGCGCAACACTTGAGCTACCGAGGCGGGTCGCATTAGTGCTGGTCCTGGCGATATTCACCCCATACCCCCCTGACCAGCGGTTATGCGACTGATAATTATGCATTGCATATACATGCGTGCATATTGTCGGTTGCATATTCATTCACCTCGCTCTGGTCTTGCCGCGCAATGCATCGGCAGTTGTTTTCTCGTCGTGATGCGCATTGCATAGCGACTGAAGGTTGTTCGGGTGATAGCGGTCGCCGCCTTCAGCGAGCGGCACGATGTGATCGACGGTGTCAGCGAGTCGATGGCAGTCGGGATGCTGGCAGTACGGCTGCTCGTTCAGCTTGAGGTCGCGAGTGCGTTGCCATCGCCGATCGTTCCCACTCGGATGCTTGCTGCCTTCCCATGCCGGCCTGCACTCACATGGCCTGCGTGCTGGTGCCGGCTTGGCACATCGAGAGCAGACGCGCGGTGGGGAAACTGGCACTACTGCTCAGCCTCCAGGGCAAGGGGGGTGGGGGTGTTTTACATCAAGGGGGGATGTTCAAAGAGTGGCCATAATCGTTGGCCTGAAAGTTTCCGCGCAGGGTTGACCACTGGCAGATTGAGACTCACTATGCCATAAAGGCTGATCAGGTCAAGCCTTTACCCGTTTGGCGTGTCGCGCGCCGTGCGTCCGTGCCACTCGAACGTCAGACAGTTGAACCATCATGGTGCCCTTGGAGTCTCGACCACGCACAGGGATGATGCCCAGACGTATCCAGCGCTCCAGCGTGGTCTGCGGGATGGGCTCATCAAGGCGTGGCAGCACCCAGTCGATGAGTTCACGCACGGTCATCAGCGCATGGCCGGCCTGGGCGTAGAGCTGCTCGACCATCGTCTCCACGTTGTGGGTTCGCTTGCAGTCGGGACAGGTGACGTCCCTGGCGCCACGTTCGGCGGCCAGCGCACGGTTGCATCTGGTGGCATGGTCGCCGCGGGATCGACGCTCGAGCAGTGTCTCCTCGTCGATGGGGTCGGTGATGCACGGCCCCAAAAAGCGTGGCGGGATTGGCCGGTTGATTCTGCGCTCAATGCTGGTGACGAGATCCTCGATCTCGCTGAAGATCTCAAGTGCGGCCTCGTCGGCGGCAATCGAGTTCACGTTGGCCCCCAACCATTCGCACACTTCGCGGTTGGTGTTCAGGATCGGCACGTCGATGCCGCGCTGTTCGCACAGGTGCCGCAGCCAGGTGGTCAAGGTGCTGTTAGCGGCGTCGTAGAGTTCGGCCGCTGCCGGGTTCCACCGCATCGGCTGCTCGTCGCCTTTGTGCCGGCGCTGGGGGTCGCCGAGCTTCGTCTGCCCGAACACGGTTTCGGACAGGTATTTCAGCCAGCGCGGCAATCCGTAGAGCATGTCGGCCAAAGCGTCGATGTCCCTGCGGCAAAGGAAAACTTGGGCTTTGGCTCCACAGCGCTGGCATTCGGTCACTGGTCTCCTCGCAGGCATTCGTCGGTGGAGTGTGGCCGTCCGCATCGCAGGCAGTAATCGGCGGTTTTCTCTTTGAGTTCGCGTATGACGGCTTTGGCCGCGAGGTCAGCGCAACAGGTGTCGATGGTTCCGACGGACTGGATCGCAGCTCTGATGCGGGTGCGGAGATCATTCATCGTCGGCCTTCCATTCGGTGACGTAGCGGCGCATGATAATCGCGTTTTCCCCGTCCCTAATATCGTCGCCAAGTGCCGCGTTGAACTCATCAACCTGGGCCTTGGCTTCGTCGCGGCTGGTGCATTTGGCGTAGCCGTCGTAGCCGAAATCGGCACGCCACTCGATACACAGTTTCTTTAGCTCATCTATCACCGCGTCGGCATCCTCTAGCCACGTCTCATGTTCGGTGTGCTCCCAATCCGCGTCGGCGAAACCAATCGCGGTGGCGAACCGCTGGTACAGCACGGCGGCGATGCGGGTGCGGAGGTCAAAGTCCAACTGGTTTTGACTTTCGTTTGACTCACTCATCTGTCCTCCATTCGGTGACGTAGCGGTGGTGGTCTGCCCACGGTCCTGCGAGTTTGTCTTGTCGCTTCAGACCCAGTGCTTCGATCAGCTTGGCGGCATCGTGCAGCCAACAAGCCCGATAGGCTTTCGATGTTTCTTCCCAGGTGATTTCTTTGCCGTTCCAGTCCTCATCAGCGTTCTGCAAGTAGAGAATTTTGGCGATGCGGTCGCGGAGGTTGTCAGGCATCGGCTTTCCAATCGGTGATGCGCTCATGCTTGAAATTGCCCTCCGGTTGACCCTTAAAGGCTTCATCTGCCCATCGCACAAGAGTCACGTTCTTCGGGACCAGGACGTATCCGGCTTCCAGTTCCGCGATCACCGCGTCAGCCATGCCTAGCCAGACGTTGCGCACTACAGGGAAAGCTTCCTCCCAAGGTAGAAGCGGCGACGGTACGGCTTGCCGGTACAGCGCTGCGGCGATGCGGGTGCGGAGGTCGTCAGGCATCGGTGTCCTCCCCGCAGCAGCAGTGGTGAGCATCCGCGTGACCCGTTGGCGCCATGCAGCGATGGTCGGTGTGATCCACGTCGGGCCAAAGGTGGCCGCACTGGGACCAGTAATGCAACTCAGGCATCGCGCATCCTTCCGAGGTGGATCAGCCGGCCGAGGAGGTCGGCCCGGAATCCGCCGCGCTTGGTGCAGAGTTCGCCGATCGGTGCGCGGCACTGGTCGCATCGGCGGGTGATGGCCTCAGTCACCACCAGACTGTCCGGGTCGGTGAGTTGCTGCGGCAGGGATAGCGATTGCTGACGCTGTGCGCAACGCTGGCACACGATCGTCCCTCCCCTGGTGTCATCTATCACGTTAACCCTTTCTCATCGTCTAGAACGACGCTGGCACTGATTTGACGT